AAGGAGCTAACTAATGGCAACAAATAGATCTAAAATAAAAAAACAAGTTAAAGGTAAACTTGGTAGTGGAAAAAGATTTAAAGATTTAGTAAAGAAAACAGGCTCTAAAGCATTGGCTGCTTATATAGGGCGAAAAAAATATGGTAAAAAGAAATTTCAACAACTAGCTAATCTAGGAAAAAAAAGGAAGAAATAATATGGCAAAAATAACAGTTAAAAATAAAGATGGTACTATTAATAAAAAAGAAACAGCTCGTCTTAAAAGAAATGCTAAACTTATGGAATTAGAAAGAAAAAAAGATATGTCTGGAAAAACTAGAAAACAAAGAATAACTGAAATTCCTAGAGATGCTATTATAAAAGGAACTAGAAAAATAATGTCTATAATGCCTGGAGAAGTAGGTCGAGAAGGCAAAAAACAATTAAGATTAAATCGTATGGCTAAAGAAGTAGATAAACAAATAAGAAGAAAAAAAGAATTAAAAGATAGTGGTAAAGTTAAGAAACCTATGCTAAGTCCTGGCTTAATGGGACCAGTAGCATCTGGTGGTAGAGTTACTAAAAGACCTATGGGTGGTAAAGTTTATAAAGTAGATAATTCAGGGCAACAAATAGTTGCTAAACAATATGGAGGAAAAATAAATGGATAAAATAAAAGCAAGACTAAAAGAACCATCATCATATTCTGGAATAGCAGCTATATTAGCCATGTGTGGTATTATAGTTCCTAATTCTACATGGCAAATGCTATGTCTAATAGGTTGTGGTATCGCAGGTGCTGCAGGATTTTGGATGAGTGAAAAAAAGAAATAGGAGTTAATTAATGTTAGCTGGTCTACCTGTCGAAATGTTGACAATGCTTGGATCTAGTTTACTAGGTGGTGTTATGACTATCTGGGGACAAAGATCAAAAGATAAAGCTAATCAACAAAAGATGCTTCTTGCTAGAGGTAAATTTCAAATGGATGAAGTTACTAAAGCAAGAGAGTATGACAATAAAGGATTCCAATGGACAAGAAGAATTATTGCTTTAACAGCAGTCTTTATGATTATTGCTTATCCTAAAATAGTTCCTGTATTTTTTGATACTAATGTTGTTCTTACATGGACAGAGTTTGAACCTGGCTTTTGGTTCTTAATAGATAAAAAAGAAGTAGTCATGGATAAGATATTTAATGGAGTTGTTATTACACCTCTTGATACTCATTTAATGTCTGCTATTGTAGGATTATACTTTGGAGGGAGCTTAGTTAAAAAATAATGGCAACATCAGGTACATATAATTTTGATTTAGATATAGACGAAGTAATACAAGAAGCTACTGAGATGATTGGTGGCGAAGAAACACTAGGACATACTCCTCAATCTGCCAGACGTTCAATTAATTTAATGTTGAATGATTGGCAGAATAGGGGTATTTCCTTATGGTCAATAGGAACAACTGTAGTAACTGTAGCTGATACTGTTACTTCAGTATCTTTAGCTGATGAAATCATAGATGCATTAGCTATTACATATTCAACAAGTGTATCAGGAACTGATATAGCATTAGAAAGAATATCCAGAGAAGAATATCATAATCTTCCTAATAAGAATCAAGCAGGAAGACCTACACAATATACAGTACAACGTACACGTAGTAATCCTACTATAATGTTATATCCTACACCAGATAATTCTACTGGTGTTTTGAATATAGAATACTTTAGACAATTACAAGATGCAGATAAATCTGCAGGACAAAATGCAGATGTACCTGTCAGATACTTACCAGCTTTAACATGTGGTTTATCTTATTATTTAGCAATGAAAAGACCAGGTATTCCAATGGATAGAATACAAATGTTAAAAGCAAACTATGATGAGAAGTTAGCATTTGCTATGGAAGAAGATAGAGAAAGAGCAAGTTTATTTATTAAGCCTAAGATAGGATATATTTAATGGCATCTAATCGTAAAGCTATGGCTATGTGTGATCAATGCAGTTTTGTATATCCACATAGAGTAATGCAATTAAATAGTTATGGTATGGTAGTTTGTCAAGAATGTTTTGATGGTGCATATGATTTAAAAAACCATCCACAAAATAAAATAGCAAATGTAAGAGATAATCCAGTAATTAAAAACCCAAGACCTGATACTGGAGGTAGAAATTTAGAATGGCAACAAGCACATTTTGATTGGGATGATAGCACAATAAGATATTGGGCTAATGTATAGGAGCAATAAATGAGTACATTAACAGGTAAACAAGTTTCACAGACATATAAAGAGTTATTAAAAGTAGCTGTAAGTGGTAATACTGGTGTTACAGGTGATTTACAAAATATACAATCAGGTGATGGTACTAATTCAGCATTACAAATATCTACATCAATTATAAATGTTGCAGGTAAATTTGGAGTATCGCAAGATGCTTCAGTATCTGGTGATTTATTTATAGGTGGTGCTGTATGTGCATCATCAGCTTTCTTTTCAACTTTTAATGTTACTAATGTTACAGCAACTGGAGTTGTTGCAGATAAGGTTTGTGCATCAGCTTTCTATGGTGATGGTTCTAATTTAACTAATGTTCCTACATCAGGAGATGTATCTGTATCTACATTACGAGTTACAAATGATGCAACTATTGGTGGAGCTTTATCTGTAGGAGGTGCTGTACATCTTGCATCTACTTTAACAGTAGCAGGTAATACAACATTAACAGGAACTTTAGGAGTTGGTGGAGCTGTTAATCTTGCAAGTACTCTTACAGTAGCAGGTAATACTACATTAACAGGAACACTTGGTGTAGGTGGAGCTGTAAATCTAGCAAGTACTTTAACAGTTGCTGGTAATACAACATTAACTGGCACATTAGGAGTTGGAGGTGCAGCAAACTTTGCAAGTACTGCAACAGTAGAAGGTGCTACACATTTACAAAGTACACTATCAGTTAATAGTGCTGCAACATTTAATAGTACAGTTACAATAGCTGGCGAAACACATATAAAAGATGATGTATCAGTATCAGGTGGTTTAGTAGTAGGTGGAACAGTAACGATAGCAGGAGCTAATGTTCAAGCATCTAATGCAAAAATATGTGCTAGTGCTTTTTATGGTGATGGAGCTAATTTAACAAATGTACCTTCAGGAGCTATATCAGGAAATATATCTGTTAATAATGCTACTATAGGTGGTACTCTTTATGTTGGAGGAACTGCTACTATTGTAGGTAATACAACATTAACTGCTAATTTAGGAGTTGGTGGTACATTTACTGCTGTAGGTAAAGCTGAATTTGATGATGATGTTTGTGTATCAGGTAATACAGTATTAGTGGGTAACTTAGCTGTTGGAGGTACAACAACTATTACAGGTAATACATCATTAGGTGGAACATTAGATGTTAATAGTAATGTATCTATAGGTGGTAATACTAATATTACAGGTACTGTAACTATAGCAGGAGCTAATGTTCAAGCTGCTAATGCTAAAGTTTGTGCATCTGCTTTTTATGGAGATGGTGCTAACTTAACAAATGTACCTGTAGCTATATCAGGAGATATATCTGTTGATAATGCAACTATTGGTGGTAATTTATACGTAGGAGGTACAGCAACTATAGTAGGTAATACTACTATGACAGGAAATTTAGGAGTTGGTGGAACTTTAACTGCTGTTGGTAAAGCAGAGTTTGATGATGACGTATGTGTATCAGGTAATACAATTCTAGTAGGAAATCTCCATGTAGGTGGTACAACAACTATTGTAGGTAATACAACTCTTACAGGTAATTTAGGTGTAGGAGGAACAGTAACAGTAGCAGGAGAAGTACATTTACAAGATGCAGTAAGTATAGCAAGTACATTAGTTGTAGGAGCTAAAGCAGAGTTTGATAATGATGTTTGTGTATCAGGTAATACAGCTCTTGTAGGAAATTTAACAGTTGGTGGCACAGCAACTATAACAGGTAATACAACTATAACTGGTAATCTAGGAGTAGGAGGTACATTCAGAGTATCAACAAATACTTCATTAGAAGGTATATTAGTTGTTGGTGGTAAAGCTGAATTTGATGATGATGTTTGTGTAAGTGGTAATA